TGCTTGCATACCTACGCCTGTCAAATCAAGTTTTAACGGAATTGTCAGAGCCTTTATTGGACTTAAATATCCCTCTTTAATAGCTTTGGGAAGTGTATACTCATATGCAAGGCTTTCAAAAACCTGTCCGAGATTTTTCATATCGCCCCTGTCGGGTGTTGCCGTAACACCTAATACCTTTGCGTCACAAAAATGGTCTAATACACGTCTGTAACTGTCGGATATGCAATGATGTGCCTCGTCTATTATAATGGTACCAAAGTAATTACTTTTGAATTGATTTAATCTTTTTTCACGCATTAGTGTTTGTACCGAACCTACAACTACTCTGTACCAACTTCCTATACAGCTTTCCTCTGCCTTTTCCGTTGCACAACCTAAGCCGGTTGTTTTCATAATCTTGTCAGACGCTTGTTCCAACAGTTCCCCACGATGTGCAAGTATTAAAACACGCTGACCTTTTCGCACACATTCTTCCGTTATTTTTGCAAAAACTATTGTTTTACCGC